CCATCAGCAGTCCCCGTAAGATTTGCCACTGCCCGACTCACAGTTGACGGGCAGACCTGTCGCCCACTCGGGCACCCACCGCATGCACTCCTCCACGTATTGCGTGGCGGCAATCACCTCGGCGTCCGGTACACACACGGCAATCGCGTCATGCACAGTCAGCACGACCTTGTAACGCTTACCGATCTTCAGCATCTGCTCAGCGATGATGCAACGTGCGATGGCTTGGCATACGTTCTCGATCACCTTGCCGCCGTAGATACGGGTGCGACCCTTGCGCGTCTTGTAGTGGAACTCGATACCCTTGTCGGTTTGGTCAAACCGCAAGTCGTCGTAGCGCATCAGCAGACCAGAGGGCAACCGGATGGCTGTCTCACTCGGCACTACCTCAAGTACGCCCGCACGACCGAGCGGTGCTGGCTCACCCCGTGACATGTTCACCAGAGCGTTCTGCGCCTGTCGCCACAGCCTGACCACGGCATCGTTGGTGCGTCGATAAATGTCGATGATGCGCCGCGCTTCGTCAGTGTCCACCTCAGCGCCCATGTTCTTGAGTTGGGCTTGGAACTTCACAGCGCCCATGCCGTAACCCGCGCCAAGGATTGTGGTCTTACCCACGAACCGCTCGTCTTTGGTAATCTCAAACTCGGGCTTGCCGTAGATAGCCGAGGCCATCTTCTTGTACACGTCCTTACCCTCAGCAAAAGCTGTTACCAAGTCTTCTTGCTCCGACAGCCACGCCAGCACACGTGCTTCGATCTGTGCGGAGTCAGCATCAATGATGGTGTACCCCTTGGGGGCGATGATCGCCCTCTTGAGCTTGTTGCCGTTGTTGCCACGGCTTGGTAAGTTCTGCATGTTGATCTTGTCGTCACCACCGAACCGTCCAGTGTGTGCGGCGTAGTAGCGAATCGGCACAGGCAGGTTGCCGCGCTTGGAGATGTCGATGAACCGTTGGGTGCGTGTCTCCTCCAGTGTTGACTTCGTACCCAGTCGTGCGGCGACAAGCGTCTGCACCCGTGCATCGTCATGCTCAGCGAGGGCTTTGAATTCCTCGTCACTCTTGGCGAACGCATAAGTCTGCTTGCCCGTGGCGGGGCTCGTCTTCATCGGGGGCTCAACGCCGAACGAACGGAGCAGTTCAGCAAACTTCTCATTGCTCATAAGTTCGGTCTTGTCCACACCCGAGGATGTCAACAGGTCTTCCTTCATCTGCTTGATGCTGATGAGGTGCTGTTGCAACATGTCGCTGTCCAGTTCGAGCACAGGGTCGATGAACATGCGCAGTGTCTGGTCAATCACACGCAACTCTTGCTTGGGGAAATCCTTTACCAAGATGGTAAAGAGTTTGTGGGTGAGTTCCACATCGTTGATGCAGTAGTCACCGTACCGTGCGAGTTCGGCATCGCTGAAACTCAGTCGTCTTTTACCGAGGGCGTTGACGACTTCTGTTCCTTTTTCGCCGAGCCCATACCGCTCAGCCAGAGCTTTAAGCGAACCCCCAACTTCCACGCCGTGAAGGGCACGGCCCATACACAGAGTGTCAAGCCAACCCCGAGGATTAACACCGAAACGCCAAGACAGGATAGCCCCGTCAAAAAGGGTGTTGTGCGCCAAGACAAACCCCCGCTCCCATTCAAAATTGCTCTGAAGCCACTGTTTGATTTGTTGATGTGTTCCACTTGCCCACTCCGTTTCTTGGTTGTTAACTTTTACAGACACGCCAATGACTTCAAAGAGGTCAGAGCGTACGTATTCTTCCGTTGTGATCTTTGACAGCGAGAAGTCGCGGTCATAGTATGTTTCAAAATCGACTGTGATTAAATTCATCGGGTACTCCCTATGGGTAGGTGTGCTGACATGGTTGCGTTGTAATCAAAGTTGTCAGTGAAGCAATCTCTGATCGTGACTGTTTCGGTGCCGTACCCCTGCACCGTATCGTTGTACGTAAACACGTTCTTGGGGATGCGTACACCGTGATGCACAAAGTCAAACCCTGCGGATGTCAGCCGCCACAAGCCTGAGTGTTTGGTCTTGGTCTTACCCTCGTTGGGCGCACGTTCAATGAGCCCCCACCAGCGCAGTGTTGGCAGTTGGTTTGACTGCACCACCCATCGCGGGGCAGTGACAGGTACATCCACCCACCCCTCGGCGTTCGGCTTCGCATACGCCAGCCAGATCAGTGCTCGTGCCATCGTGCGATTGATAGGGCGTGAGTACACCTTACCCCATCGGTCACACACAGGACAGTGCCCACCACCGCCTTCAATCGTCCCGCGCCATATCGTGCGCAGTCTCTCGATCACGTCCATCTTCGTTCTCCTTGTTGTAAGTTAGGGAGTCCCTAACACTTCTCGCAATTTCGCGGCGTAATGCCGCGCCTTGTTTGCATCATCAGAGTCTTGCTTCTTACCCTGACGCATGCTGTACTTGATCACGTTGCCCTTGAGGAACCCAATGAACTCCTCGCGGGTCAGCACGACCTCCATCACTTCCCACGGCTGTACACCCATGTCCTTGTAGTGTGTGCCGCCCACCTGTACATCGTTTGCTGTCGTGTTCATATCAGTGCCTCCTCATAGGAGTCCGGTTGCTTGTCGCTGGACAGATTTCGTTTCCCCCACTTCGCCAACTCTTTCGGGCACACCGTCCCGAAAGGCCAGCTTGGATACGGCAATGATGCGTTCCAGTGTGACTTTGAATCTTGCGTTGTCATCAAGTGCTCGTTCGAGTTCTTGTTCAAGTCTTTCATTTCGTGCTCTCATTAGTTTGTTCTCTTGCTCCAGTTCGCCGACCATCAGGTCGAGGTTGCGTGTTTCTTCATCCATGGCTTCTCTCCACGATTGGGCGCATCTTGCGCTGTTTGTATTCCTCATCCACGATCTTGAACGCACGTTCCATGTCTTTGACTGTGATCACGTCCATCTGTGCATCGTGCAGTTCCATCAGCGTGTTCAGGGCTCTCATTTCCTCCGAGCGTAAGATGAATCGGTTGCTCTCTACGCCACGCTTGCCCACCGCATGCAAAGCATCAAGCCCCGTACGCACCTCCGTTGCATAGTCAGTACCAAACCCCATGCGGTACAACGCTTCCACAAAGTTGGCCATGGGTATCAGCGTATCCATGTCCTCACGTGTTGCCTTGCCTTGCGTCAGGTTGGTCATGGCCATGTGATTCTTGATCTTTAGGTCAATCAAGAAGTTGTCGTGCTTCGCCAAGGGGGTCATGCTCTCAATGACGTACGCCATCGGATTCATGATCACCCCTTTGGGCCTGTACTTGCTACGCTTGCGCATTGAACAGGCGCGTCATACGAAACCACAGACGTTGGCCCAGTGTGGGCTTGGTCAGCAGTGCACGTTGCAACATCTCAGCGTGAACGCCGAGGTCAACCACCCGATGCGGGGGCGTGTAGAACTCCCCGATCTTCACCTTGCCAGTGTTGTAAAACTTCGTCATGTTTCACCCCGCTCGATGCGCCTGAGTAGCTCGTTGACATCTTCGATGTTGTCCTCGTTGACCACCAACGCAATGCCGCCCATGAACTTGATACCGTCAAGGTTCTTCAGTTGCAACGGTGTCGGCTTGTTCTTGCCAGCCTTGCACTCGATGCCAAAGAACTTGCCGTGGTAGCACCCAACGATGTCGGGCACCCCACTGCCGCCGTACCCGCCAGTGACGGGGTAGAAGTAATAGGCGCGGAGTTCCTTGAGGATGGCCACGACCTTCTTCTTGACTTTGACTTCAGGTGTATCAGCCACGGAACCACTCCTTCACACGTTGCCACAGGGTAGGCTTGGGCTCGACCATGGTGATCGGCATGTAAGACTCGGGCTCGGGCACAGGCAAAACCGGAGGGGGAGTCCACGGCGTGGGGGGCAACGATGCCAGTTCCCCGCCTCTAACCTTGCGGGTGTACTTGCGCTTGGGTGGCACACCGATGCCGTCCGTAGGTTTCGGCAACGTACCGATTGAACCGAGTCCGCGCTCTTTGTTCATTTGGTATCGGATGTTGTACACGGCTTGCGGCTTGCACTTCAACTTGGCGATGATGTCCTTGTTGTTGTAGCCCTTGTGAATCATTGCGCGAATACGCTGTGTTGTGCTGATCTGTTTACTCATCTTCGTTTCCTTAGTTGTTAATTTGTTAGGGAGTCCCTAACACGGTACGTGAAGCGCACGTACCAACGCATCAAGATGTGGTCTCAGGTGCGTACACCCAATAGACATTTCTTGATATTCGGCGACCGACACCCTCCACTTCTTGTGTTGGCGGGGTATCACTCGTAATCATTAACACGGCAAGACGTTCCTTTACCCATTCAGGTAGATCGTCAGGCTTATCATAATGACCGTCGAGGAGCGCGTCAATACTTCCAATCCCAAAGCCGAGAATTTCTACCCCATCGGGGAATATACCTACACGGTATATGTTGTCATTCACGTCCGCTTTGAACACGCCATTGCTCATCGTTGCACCCAGAAGGTTGCGCTGTCAACGCGCAAGCCCACGCCATCCACGTAGTGGTTGTCCCCCACCATGCTCAAGGCGGCGAGGCTCCCACCGATGTGCTCGGGCAACTCCTCCATCTTGTACGTGACCACAGGCATGTGAGTATCAAGGCGTGAACGCTTGTTGGCATCCAATACCTCGATGACATCACACACCATCTCTTCGCGGTGTATACGGACATTCACGTAGTACGCATGCAGGGCACGAGCACGAGCAACTTGTTCCTCGGCGTACTTCTCGCGCCACTTGACGATCATGCCCCTGAACTCCTCGGACAAGAACTCGTAGCCCACGTCGAGCATGTGGAACAACTCAGCACGTAGGTGTGCTGAACCGAGGATGTCGTTCTTGGCGTTGTACAACTCGGACGACACACCTGACACAACCGATGAGAACTTACTGCGCACGTCTTCAAACGACATGCTTGCACACTCGATGGGTGAGTACGGGCGCATGTACTTCTTCACGTTCTTGACGGCACGTTCAATGTTCTCCGCCGTTGCCATGTAATACTGATCTTTGTCCTCGCGGAACTTGTCATTGCTGATCATCCGCGCATAGACCATGTACTTGACATCGCCTGTGTTCTTCACAGAGTAATCGGCGTACCCGACCTTCATCATGGCGTAGGTGTGCCCTTCCATGTACACGTACAACTCCAGCAACCTGTTCGGGCCACCATGCCCCCAACTGTTCTTGGCGCGATTGCCCACGCCGAACTTCACATGGCGGTTGACCTTGCGTATCTCGGTGCAGAAGTTCAGCAACGGGCCTGTGACAGGGATGCCGTCCACCTTGGGTATGGGCGGGTCACCCGCATTTACTGTCTCAACACTATCAGCCAGTGCGGACAGCAAAGCCTTGGTCTTCTTCTCGATAACATCTACTCGTGTGTGGTCGTAGCTCATTTCAAACCTCCTTCGTTTCGTACATGCCTAACAACTTGTTCATCAAGCGGTTGTATGAGGACTTGATCTTCATCAGGTCGTCCTTGCTCTCGATGACACGCTTGCCACCGATGTCATTGATCACCAGCGCCATCAATGGGATGCGCAGGGGATGATCTTCTTGCTCCACGATATACCGCACCAGTGCGCTTGGTATGTGGTTGAGCCCACCCCAATGCGGTATATCCATGCCGTTCTCTTTGCCCCACTCATGGATTACGTTGCGGTACTCGTTGCGTCCGTGCCACGTGGTGTCGAGCATGGGTGCCAACGCCGCCGCTTGCGTATAGAACGCATCAATGCTTGCCTTCCATTGCTTCTTGAGTTCTTTATCCACAGTCGTCCTCTCCACTTTGAACGCTTCACCGACACGTGTGAACGTGCCATCCTCGTTTGCTCTGAACTTCAGGCGCTTGCCGTCATCAGCGACTGCTGGTTCCTTGAGTTGGTGGTTCCACCTGTAATCCGTCTTGGGCAAGGGGAAATCCTCGTACCCTGTCGGTGTCTTAGCGAACACCCAATGCTTGCCTTGTTGGTTGTACTTGAACCGCAGTTCGTATGGCAGATACCACTGCAAGAACTTGAAGCGTCCGTACGGTACAGAGCGTGTCGTGCCATTGCGTATGTAGATGTAATCGCCATCGGCCTCACGCTTCCACATGATCGGTGCCATGTCTTGTTCGTACTGATAGTCACCTCGGTTGTTGGTGCCGTGCATGGTGTTACCGTAGTACCCGTCGAGTAGCAGGTATGTCTCAGCGTCCACCTTGCGGATGCGCTCACACTTGCGCTTGCGGTCACCGATAGGTCGGATGTTGTCCTCTTTCTTGTGGTGCTTGCTCACGATAGGCTTGGTCTGTTCGTACCATGCCACGACTTGGTTGAATGTATTTAATCTCATCTTCGTTTCCTTGTTTGTTAGGTGTGTCAGTGGCTACGCCACCGGCCTTCCTGTTAGGGAGTCCCTAACTTGGTTTGGTTTAGTTAAGTGCGTCTGTTCCACAGTCGCACTGCTTCGTCACGTGTACGCCCCATGCACTCAATGGGTTTGAGCACAGGCTTGCCCCCATCTTTGCACCAGTGCAGTACCGATACAGAGAACACACCCGTTGACGAGTTGCGCTCACGTATTTCTACCTCGTGCCCACCACAGAACGGGCACGGTTTCATCTCATTGTTCATGCTTGCTCCTTGCCATATCAATCAGTCGGCTGAGTTGATCTGCTCTCAGGGAGACAGACCACGAGCCCACATCGTATTCATCGCGCCCGAGATGGTCATCTATCAGGCACCCATGAAGCATTGCGAACAACGCCTTAGCCTCAACGGATTCCAACAGTTCTTTGTCAGTCATGACCGCTCCTCCATGAACTTGGCATGTGCGGCGATGAGTTGATCACGCGCTTCTTTGTTCTCGACGAACACTCGCAACATGTGCTTGCCCATACGAGCTTCGTCCTTGTACTTGAACGCCGCCGCAGTTGCGAGTACCGCCCACGCGAACAACGCCACCTCAGTCAAAGTAATTTCAATCATGACCAATCCTCCACGTGTACATACTTGCCGACATCAGGTCGGGCGCTCTTGTTACCTACGATGCACCACAGTACGGGGCATGCCCACTGACCCCACGAACCACCGAGGTAGCCGTCAGTCAACACGATCACCGCTTGCGGTTTAACACCACGCTGTGTCATGTACTCAGGCACGCACTCCACCACAGTGCCACCACCACCCGCAGGTTTGGTTGACTGCACGATGTTCGCTACCTCAGTGCCAACGTACCTCTCATCCGCACACACCTCGGTGTCCCAATACAAGAGGCGCACTACGTCAGGGTTGACCTGATCACAGATACCCTTGACCTCGCCCAAGAACTTAGCCAACTCCTGACCACCGATAGAACCCGATGTGTCGATGGCAATGACGAGTTCGCCCACCTGTTCGCTCACACCCGATGGCATGTAATAGCCCGATGACACGAACCTGCGGTTGGGCCGCCGCCACGTCGAGTAGTCGCTACCCTGACACGTTGTGGCAATGAACTCACGCAACATCTCGCGCCAGTCGATCTTGGTTTCGAGCAAGTCATCGAACATTCGATCACCACCCGAGCCGAGCTTGCCAGCCGCCAGTGCGCCTTGACGTATCGCTTCATCGAGGTCACGTGCTAACTGCTTGCCTTGCTCAGCGGTCATGTCCTGTGCGCCCTCCCAATCGTGATCATCGAGACCAGTTCCCGAGGGTGCGCCCGAGCCGTCACCATCACCCGAGCCGCCACCATCACCCGAGCCGCCACCATCACCCGAGCCGCCACCTTGACCTTGCCCGTCGTCCTGTTGGTCATCCTTGAGTAACTTGTACACCTGTGCGCTGTCCATGCCACGGTACTTGGCATCGAGCAGTCCGACCTTGGGCATGACGGCGAACCCGTCCTTGTTGTCATCGGTCAGCTTGATGTTGATCACGTAGTCACACGCCGCATTTGCAAGCTGTGCGTTGTCATCGTAGAGGTGACGCCACGTAGTCAGGTGCCGATACAGTTTGTGGTAGCACTCGTGCAACACGAGGAACCGTAGCTCTGCATCACTGAGGGTCTCGATGAACGCACGTCCATACTTCTCATCACGCCCGTTGGTGCATGCGGTCTTGGTCTTGTCGTCCACTGTGCGTGAGCCGATCATCAGTACGCCAGCGAGGGCGACATACTTGGGCGAACCCATGATGTCCACCACTGCTTTGCTGAGCCGTTGCTCAGCGGTGAGTTGTTTGCCAATCATTAACATGTTTCTTCTCCATACATAATTGCAGTCCAAGTCTCGTGCACCAGTCGTGCATACGCTTCGAGCATCGTTGCGTCTTTCTCAAGCCGCGCCTTGTTCATCAACTCGATCAACGAGTCGAGCATCTGTACTCTCAGGTCTTCATCAGTCATGATGTGTCCTTTCTTGTTAGGGAGTCCCTAACTTATTTCTTGTCCGCCGCGAACATGTAGTTGTTGGCCATCGCCCATGCGGTGAACTTCGTGTTGGTCATCACGATGGATTGCTTGGGGTACTTGGGATTGCGCACACCGTTGGCGAACATACCCTGTGCCTCTTTGTCGAGGCGCACCATGTAGGTCATCCACGCATCAATCCAGTCACGGTCGATGGCAGACAGTGAGCGATACACCACCATACACACCGCCGCCGCGCTGTCAGGTACCTTGGCGTTCATCGGGTCTTTCTTGATTGACTCCAATGATGGCAACTGATCAGACAGTTTGACGAACGCCATCAAGTCCATGGCACCGCGTTCACCGATAGTGCCCATCAGTAAAGCTGTCATAGTTTGATCGTCCACACCATCGCGGCCCTTCAACCAATCCGATGCGGCTTCCAATGATCGTGGTGTCACGAACGCAGTGCGCTGTTGCTTGGGGTGATAGATGTACGGGTTCTGTTCAGGGTCTTTGACATCCTCGAACGAGTGAAACAACTGAGGGTTGTCCTTGCACCAGCCGAGCAACGTGTGATCGACACCGTTGTTGACACCCCACTCAATCCATTCCATGTTAGACGGCTTGCGTGATGTGACCACAGTCATACGGTTACGTGCATGGGGAGGGAGCAGGTCACCCACACCCTCTGCGCCGAGGTTGGTCGTGGCAAACACCACAGACTTGTCGGTTAACGTGTACCCACCCATCTTGCGTTCGAGCAAGAGCCGGAGCATGGCGTTCTTCACGGCGGGGTTGGCCTTGCCGTACTCGTCAACCATCAGGATGACGTCCTTGCCGAGGTGAAGCCCGAGTTCCTCGTTGGTGACGTAGCGCACATACCCTTGGTCGTCGATGGTTTGCAACTGAGGGATGGTGATGTCACCCAAGTCCTTGGTCGTGCAGTCAAAGTAGCACATGGTGTGGTTGGGCAGTGCCTTGCCCAAGGTCTTGAGCAGGGACGACTTGCCTGTACCCATGTGACCTTGCACGAGGATGGTGCGCTTGTTGCCACCGACACGGATGGCTGTCTCGATTTGGTCGAGGCCGAGGGAGTACATTGCGATTGCTTGATTAGCCATGATGGTTCTTTCGTTTGGGTTAGGTTTGGTTACGTAGTTCTACGTTGGGTTGACGTTGTTAGGGATTCCCTAACTTGTTACCAGCCGAGGCTCGGCAGGTTGTCGATAGTTTTCTTGACCTCGTTGACCTTGCGGCGGGTCTCGGCGCGGAGGTACGGGTCATCACGCAGGGCATCGGGTGTGATACCACGCATGGCTTCGTCGAGGTCACGCTGTGCTGTCGCCATCACAGGGTCGTTGGTCACGTTGCATGCACCGAGCAGTTCGATGATGTCCGTCACGTTGGACACGAGTGAATCGCGGAACACCTTGCGTGTGGTGTCATCGGCGTAATCGAGGCGCTCTGACATCTTGGTCAGTGCGTCATGTGCCCTGCGCCATACATCGCCCATCGCGGTTTGGAGTTGCTGTGCGTAGTAACTCTCGTACTGAGAACGCAATGCTTGCTCGGTCTCGTCACCGATGGCCACGCGCCAGTCACCCGCATCAGGCAGTGGCATGTAGTTCATACGGAAGCGGAACTTGGATGTCAGGCTGTCCGCTGTCGGGTACTCGTCAGCGTTGAACAGTGCGCCGAGCTTGAGTTGGGCGTTCTGAATCTCCCACGAGTAGGCGTCAAGGAAGTTCTGCACGAGGCGTTGGTATTCGTTCTGCAATGCTGTCATCTCTTGCGTATACTTGAAGTATTGTGTTGTCGGCAGGAGTCGCAGTCCGGTGTCAGACCACGGCATGGTGCATGCGTAGTGCACGTTACGAGCGTTGGCTGTGAACTTCTGCACCGCATCCAATTCGGCGCAGTCGCCGAGGAGCTTCTTGTGTACGTTGGCCACACCCTTGTCAGCGTTGTTCTGTGACGTGACATCCTGTGATGCACGTTTGTCGAGCTTGCGCCCTGTCCATGTGCCGATGCTGAGTTCGACCAGCATGGCCGCTGTGGAGATTGAGGGGATAGATTGATTTGTCATTTCAGTTTCCTTGTTTGTTAGGGATTCCCTAACGGGGTTTGGTTTGTTTATCGACAAGGCGATTTCCGAGTCGATGGTTGTATTGTAGCATAGTCTGCTACGTTTGTCAATGTTTTCACACTGTCTGTTAAGTTCTGTTAGGTACCTTCGACATCCACACGCACTCGTTGATGTGCACCTTGCCCTTGCTGTCGGTGTATGACTCGCCGCACCCTGCGGCCCACTCCAAGAACATGAACAGGAAGAACGCCATCAGCGCCGCGCCGATCAGACCCTGAAGTAGCCAGAGCAGGAGTGGTTTGAGGTATTGCGTCCAAAGATGTTTCATTTCAATTCCTCCCAGCCAAAGGCTGTTACGTTTGATGGTTGTGACTGCTCGGTGTAAGCGTACATGTCCTTGGCGCGTTTGGCTGTCAGGCCAGTCCACTCGGTCGTTGCACCATCACGGGTGGTGATGTAGAACCGGAAGCGGTACTTGTTGGGTTGCACCTTGGCTTTGCGCTCGGCCTCCATGATGTCACGCATGGCGTGGAAAGACTCGTGTTTCATCACGGCCAGTTGTTGTGCGGCTGTTAGGGGATTCCCTAACAAGTCCATTGTGTAGATGTCCTCGGCTTGTTTCATGGTGAGTCCTCAGCGGTGCAAGCCGCCCTTGTTGTTGATACCCTTGAGGTCGTCAAGGTCGGTGATGAGCATGTAATTGCTCTTGTGCATGGGCACGATGGTGCGGATGGATGCACGTGCTTGTGCATCGCCGCATGGCATACAGATGTGGTAGCCAGCGTTGGCTCGCTTGGCTGAATAGATGTCGTCGCAGATGACGCACCGAGGTTTGAGGCGGCGGTTGTGTCCCATGGGTTAGTCCTTTCATGACTGTGGTGTAACACGTGATAACTTGTTAGGGAATCCCTAACACGAACATTACAAGACGGGTAAAAACGAACATTACTCGACTTGAACTATCATTATATACCATATCGTGGTGTTTGTCAATGTTTGGTGGGTGGGTGTGTAGAGTTCCTTTGTTTAATAAATGTTCTTGTAATGTAGCTGTGCAAGTCCTTGATTTACAACGATGTTCTAAAAGTACCGTCAAAAAAGACATACCCCGCCCCTCGCCGAACACGTGGCAACTTTTCAGAATTTGAGCGGCAAAAAGCTGGCTGGCCAAAAATACCCTTCGGACATTTTTTTAGAAAACGAACATTACAAACAAACTATCTAAATCTATCTATCTATACCAATACTTATCTAAATCTATATATCAATCTGTGCTCTTTCTTATCATCAACTATCGGATAGTGCGTAAAACATAATGTTCTTTCAAAAAAGAACATTGCAGGAACATTGCGGAACATTAGGGGGTAAAAACGAACATTAGGCGTTGCAAAAAACATGTTAGCCATTTGAGCAAAACGAACAATACAAACACA